GGGAATATAGCACTTATTTGTATGTCCTACTGTATTACAGCAATCAACTATTACAGTAATATCAATAGGTTATATCAATATCAGCAATCAATTAATCAAACGATTTCGCCGAAAGTTAACTGACTACTGATATTATAATCAACAATGATTATATTTCATCGTCGCCAGACTGATGGAATCTAATCACCAACAAAGAAAGTCAGCTTTGCTGACAATTAACGACATAAAGACAATCGCCAATAGCGATTGACAGGGTTTTAAAGTCACCCCTGCATAATATCGACAACAGTCGATAGTGCAAATAGGGGGGTTTTATACAGATACCATCCAATATAGCCTTTAATGGGCCATAGGGGGGGTTTATTTTAACATTCCCTACAAATGTGGGGGTTTAACAAGGAGAAACAAATGATACCAGCAGGATTAAAGGCAGGATCAGCAGGACTTAGATGGCTAACAAGGCTTTACAAAGGCAGAAAATCTATAAGAAAAGGTGCTAATGTAAGCTCTAAATGGTTAGCAAGTAAAAATATGGGTGGTGCAGCAAAAGTTGCTGAAGCTACAGGTAAGAAAATTACTTATGGATCTAGATGGGCTGGCAAAAAGATTAGAAAATATCCTAAATCTGCAGCAGCACTAGGTGGTGCAGTAGGATGGGATATTATAGATAACGACTAATGGCTAAACAGAAGTTCATACACTATGTACCCAGACCAAAACCCAAAAAACGACCTGGAGTACACAAGAAAAGTAAGAACAAATCTGAAAAACGTAGCTTTAAAAAATACAATAGGCAAGGAAGATGAATAAATACCCTTTAGGATTACCATTAAAATTACCAATGTTTAAATTAGATCCCAAAAAAAAACTTGAAAAAGCAAAAAAACTTAGTAAAAATTTAAAAGATCCTAAGTTTAGAAAAACTGCTAAAATCAAAGATTACTTTTATAACATATAATGGCTAAAAAAGGACTATACGCAAACATTCACGCAAAACGAGCTAGAATCAAAGCTGGCTCAGGAGAACGAATGCGTAAAAAAGGGCAGAAGGGTAGACCAACTGCAGCTCAATTTAGGAAAGCAGCTAAAACTGCTAAGAAAAGATAATGGCATCACCAGCTTGGCAAAGAAAAGAAGGTAAATCCAAATCAGGGGGTTTAAATCGAAAAGGGATTGCGTCTTATAGACGAGCTAATCCTGGATCTAAACTCTCAATGGCAGTTACTACAAAGCCATCAAAATTAAAAAAAGGATCCAAAGCTGCTAAACGTAGAGCTAGCTTTTGTGCTAGAATGAAAGGCATGAAACGTAAGCTCACATCAGCAAAAACAGCTAGAGATCCTAATTCTAGAATTAATAAATCATTAAGAAAGTGGAACTGTTAACATGGCAAAAAATAGATTAGAAAAATTAGCTGATGAATTAATGAGATTGTCGCCTGAAGAAGGCGAACAATTAGGTCTTATTATGAGATCTAGAATGATGCCTGAAATGGCACGTCAGCAAGGATTATTACAACAACAAAATCCACAGATGGCGCAAATGGGAAAAAGACCAGGTGGTCAAATGCCTATGCCTACCACTAGGGATGCAGCAATAAGAGGACTATTAAGATGACAACACCATTATGGGCAATTAAAGGATTAAATAAAATATTTGGATTAAGTTCTAAAGTAAGATCTAAAGTTAAAAAAGGATCAGATAAAATATTTACATCATCAAAAACAGGTAAAAATTGGGGAGTTAGAAAAGGAAGTTTTGCTAAAGACTTTGCAGCTAGTGTAAGATCTGAAGGCAGATTATTAAGAAAAAATGTTACATTACAAAATGTAGGTAGCTTTGGAAAAAAAGCATTTTATGATTATCCAATTACTACAGGTGTTGGTATTGGATTAAGTGCTAAAATATTAGCATCTAAAAATAATAAAAAAAAGGAGAAATAATATGCCAATGGTAGGAAAGAAAAAATACCCATATACTAAAAAGGGTAAGATGGCTGCTAAGAAAGCTGCTAAAAAAAAAGGAATGAAAGTTAAAAATAAATACTAATGAAAAAACCTAAACTAGGATCTGGACAAAGATTTAAGCAACTTACTGCTAAATTAAAAAAACAAGGTGTCAAAGATCCTAAGGCTTTAGCAGCAGCTATTGGAAGAAAAAAATATGGCAAAGCTAAATTTCAAAAAATGGCTGCTAAAGGGAGAAAAAAATGACAAATGTTAATGGCAACTATAAAAACATTAAGAAAAAATATAAGTCTGGAAATCTTAAAACAGAATACCAAAGAATTTTAGAAAGTGGTAAAACAAAAGTAAAAGAAACTAAAATTGCTGCTAAAAAATTTGGCAAAAAAATTGCAGGTAAAGCAACAGCTGAACAAAAATTCTTGGGCAAAACTTTACCTAAATATATTGGTAAAGCAGCTAAGTTTGCTTTTAAAAATCCAATTACTTCAACTGCATTATTTTTTGTTCCTGATACTGTTAAATTTATGGGCAAACAAAAGGGAATTGATTTTAGTCCAACTAGACAATATGACAAAAAAGGAAGAAAATTTTTATAATGTCTGAAGAAAACAAAACAAATCATGGTGGTAAAAGACCTGGAGCTGGTAGACCTGTAGGATCTAAGAGTAAAATCTTGTGGAAATCTATGGAAGAAATGGCAGAAAAATATCAACATTCTCCTTTAGATTACCTATTAGCTGTGTTAAACAATCCTGCAAGTAGTCCTGAAAGAAAAATGTATGCAGCAGAAAAAGCTGCGCCATATGTTCATGCAAGACTTACTTCATCAAACACAAAAATGAGTATAGATGAACCAGTTAAAGTCAAAGTCGAATGGCAAAAAGACGAAAACCAAAGTAGTTGAGATACCATACAAACCAAGAGCTTATCAATTAGAAGTTCATAAACACAAAAAACGATTTAGTGTTTTAGTATGTCATAGACGATTTGGTAAATCAGTTTTATCAATTAACGAATTAATTAAAACTGCATGTGATAAACCTAGATCTTTGTGTGCATTTATAGCACCAACTTATAGACAAGGTAAATCAATTGCATGGGAATATTTAAAATATTATACTGCACCATTAATTAAAATTGGTGGAAGTAGAAATGAATCTGAATTAAGAATAGATCTATTTAATGGATCAAGAATACAAATCTTTGGAGCAGATAATCCAGATAGTATTCGAGGTATGGGATTTGATGCTGTCGTACTTGATGAGTATGCAATCATGGCTCCAAGAGTATGGACAGAAATCGTAAGACCAGCTGTTGCTGATAAATTAGGATGGGTTTTATTTATCGGTACACCTATGGGTCATAATCAATTCTGGGAAGTTTATGATTATGCTTTAAGAGGTCGTGATGATTGGTATGCTAAGTTATATCGAGCATCAGATACAAAAGTTATTCCAGACGAAGAACTTGAAGAAGCTCGTCTAATTATGACACCTGAGCAGTACGAACAAGAATTTGAATGTTCATTTACTGCTGCTGTTAGTGGAAGTTATTATGGAAGATTAATAACTAAAGCTGACAAAGATGGTAGAATAACTGATGTACCAGTAGACGACAATGTAGGTGTAGAAACATGGTGGGATTTGGGTATAGGCGACTCTACAGCAATATGGTTTGCTCAAAGAGTAGGGGAAGAAATACATCTTATTGACTACTACGAAACTTCTGGTGAATCTCTTGCTCATTATGCTGATGTATTAGCTGATAAAGGATATGCCTATTCATCTCATATCGCACCTCATGATATTATGGCTAGAGAATTAGGAACTGGTAAATCTAGACTTGAAGTTGCTAACGAACTTGGTATAGATTTTGATATAGCTCCTAAATTAGAAGTTGATCATGGTATCGAATCTGTTAGAAATGCATTGCCTTATTGTTACTTTGATAGAGAAAAATGCAAACAAGGTTTAGATGCTTTAAGACAATATAGAAAACAATGGGATGAGAAAAACCAAATTTTTAAAAATAAACCTCTCCACGATTGGTGTTCACATGCAGCTGATGCTTTCAGATATGGATGTGTTGCAGAACCATTAGATACTTCTGATTGGGATAGACCAGTTAATGTGGATACAAAATATGTAGTATGAAATCAAAAGAAGAAATATTAAGAGTACTAGCTAACGAAATACATTCAGCATCAGGTTATATTGGTGGTGAGCTTGTTGCTAGAAGAAAGAAATCATTAGAATATTATTTAGGTATGCCTCTTGGTAATGAACAAGAAGGTAGATCACAAGTAATATCCAATGATGTCCTGGACACAGTAGAAAGTTTAATGCCTTCTTTAATGAAGATTTTTACTGCTGGTGAAAATGTATTTGAATGTGAAGGTGTTGGGCCTGAAGATGAGGAAATGGCTAGACAATGTTCTGACTATCTTAACCATATTTTCTATAAAGAGAATAATGGTTTTATAGCTTTATATTCTGCATTCAAAGATGCCTTAATTCAAAAGAATGGTATCTTAAAAGTATTTTGGGATAACTCACAAAAAACTGAAAGAGAAGAATATACAAGATTAACTGATGATGAGTTTAATGATCTTGTAGATAATGCTGAAGTTAAAGTATCAGCTCATACAGAATACGAAGAACCTATTACTGATGATCGTGGTAAAGAAATAGATAAAGTTAAACTACATGATGTAGTTATTCATAGAACTAAACTATATGGTAAAGTTACTATAGAACCAGTACCACCTGAAGAATTTTTAATTGAAAGAAGATGTAAGTCTATTGAAACTGCAAATTTTATTTGCCATAGAACTCAAAAGACTAAAACAGAATTAGTTGAAATGGGTTATGATCAAGAGCTAGTTGATTCATTACCTACTGGTGATACTGATTATTATACAGAAGATAAATTCGTAAGACATCAAAATGTAGATTTCTCACATGGTCAAACAGATGGAGATGAATCTACTCAAGATGTATTAATCCATGAATCTTATATTCGAATGGATGTAGATGGTGATGGTAAAGCTGAGTTATTGAAAATTACTACAGCTGGTGAAGCTACTAAACTTTTAGATATTGAAGAAGTAGATAACATGCCTTTCATATCTATGACTCCAGTTATCATGCCTCATAGATTTCATGGTAGATCTATTGCAGAATTAGTAGAAGATATACAATTAATTAAATCTACTGTTATGAGACAAATGTTAGATAACATGTATCTAACAA